GTCGAGATGATCGCGACGATGAAGTTAAGCGATAAGGAATGAATCGCACCGCGCTAGTACGAGCGACGGCAACGCCGGTGATTGCGCCGACGCGGAGTTGGGAGCGACCGCCGTTATATCCGATGCAGGAAGACGCCATCTTTGGCGACTCGCGGATCGCCTGTATCGAGGCGAGTACGAAGAGCGGGAAAACCGTCGGATGTTTAGCGTGGATCGCCGAGCAAGCGATCGAATACGGACGACCAGGTTACGCATATTGGTGGGTCGCGCCGATCTATACCCAGGCGCGGATTGCGTACTCGCGTTTTAAGCGTTACGTAACGCGGACGTTCTGGACGAATAACGACTCGGAAATGCGTATCGATTTAATATCCGGCGCGTCGATATGGTTTAAGTCCGCGGAGAAACCGGACACGCTATATGGGGAGGATGTGTACGGAGCCGTCATCGACGAGGCGAGCCGCGTACGTGAGGAGTCGTGGCACGCGATACGGACGACGCTCACCGCGACTGACGCGCAGCTCCGGATTATCGGGAACGTCAAAGGCCGCAAAAACTGGTTTTATCGATTAAGCCGTCGCGCCGAATCCGGAGATCCTGGTTATTCGTACGCTCGGCTTACCGCATACGACGCGGTAGAAGCCGGCATCCTCAGCGCCGACTCGGTACAGGAAGCAAGGACAGATTTGCCGGCGGACGTTTACCGAGAGCTTTACGAGGCGACGCCGGCGCACGATAGCGGTAATCCGTTCGGGGATTCGTATATCGCCGCGTGTATTCTCGAGAATCAAATCGCCTGGTCGTCGTGGGATAGCGAAGCCGAGCCGGTCGCCTGGGGATGGGATCTCGCGAAGTCGGTCGACTGGACGGTCGGTATCGGGATCGACGAGCACGGCGCGGTCTGTCGGTTTCGAAGATTTCAATCGCCGTGGATGGAAACGATCCGAACGGTGCGCCGCGAAACGCGTAACGTCGCCGCGCTTATCGACTCGACCGGCGTCGGCGATCCGATCCTCGAACAGCTTCAACAGCCGTGGGAAGAGAACGAGATTACATATCTCGGGAGGAATTTCGAAGGCTTAAAGTTTACGAGCGGCTCGAAGCAGCAACTCTTCGAAGGACTCGCCGTGGCTATCCAGCACGGCTTAATTCGATATCCATCCGGAGCGATTACAGCCGAGCTCGAATCGTTTGAGTTTCTTCACACCAGAACCGGCACGAGGTATTCTGCACCCGAAGGTGTTCACGACGATTGCGTCGACGCCTTAGCTCTAGCAGTATCACGGTGGCGGCATCCACCGCAACGATGGGGAGCGGTTTAATCGGAATCCTCGAGGCTATAGGACTTAAGAAATTCTTCACGCCGATCGACGCCGGTATCGATTCGCCGTTACTCCCGCAAACGCGGTTTAACTACGCAGCGGGATACGGAGAGAACCGGATATATGCGTCGTCCGCCGTCGGCGCATGTTTGAATTGGCTCGCGCGGACGTTTCCGGAAGCGCCGCTCGGCGTCCGTCGGTACGACGAAGAGACGAACCAGAACGTCGTAATCGGCGACCATCCGCTGCGCGTTTTACTTACGCGGCCGAATCCGTATTTCTCCGGACGACTATTACGGATGGCGCTCGTGACCGATTTCGTGGTCAGCGGCAACGCCTATTTGGTAAAGGTGAGATCCGCGGACGGTACGGTCGTACAGCTATGGTGGGCTCCGTCGACCTCGATGACGCCAGCGTCTCCGAGAAGCAGCGCCACGGACGGATACGCGCCGACGACCGAGAACGTCTTTATCGATCATTACGAATACGAGGTTGGCGGAAGCTCGGTCGATATACCAATCGAAGACGTGGTGCATTTCCGGTACGGCATTAATCCCGATAATACGAAGGTCGGCCGCTCGCCATTACAAAGCGTATTCCGCGAGCTCTTTACGGACGACGAGGCAGCGAATTTCACCGCGTCGCTCTTACGTAACGCCGCGATCCCAGGCGTCGTGCTCGCTCCTGGCGATGGCGTCGGCGCGGTCAGCGACGAAGATCTCCAATCGATTCGCCAGAAATGGAACGACAATTTCGGCTCGGATAACCGCGGTCGCCTGATGGTAATGCGCGGCTCGACGAAGGTTACGACCGTGAGCTTCAGTCCGGCCGAGTTAAATCTTCGAGAGCTCCGGCGTATTCCCGAAGAGCGCGTGTCGGCGGTGCTCGGCGTTCCCGCGATTGTCGCCGGACTCGGTGCGGGACTCGACCGATCGACGTTCGCGAATATGTCCGAGGCGCGCGAGCAAGCGTGGGAGTCTGGTTTAATTCCGCTCCAGGCGATTATCGCGGACGATCTAAGCTCGCAGCTGCTTCCAGACTTCGATGACGATTCGACGGCAAACGTGTTCTTCGACTACAGCGAGGTTCGTGTACTGCAAGCCGACGCGACGGATCTCGCTCGACGGTGGCGCGAACTGGTCGAGGGATCTATCGCGAAACGGAGCGAGGCTCGAGCGGCGCTCGACTTACCGGTCGGACCGGAAGACGATATCTATCTCTTACCGATGAATAAGATCGAGGTCGGCCCAGGAGCCGCACCCGCCGTTCCGATCGGCGAGAAGTATGACGTCGTGGTTCCGCACTCGCATAACGGCGAGCTCGAGGATACCGCCGTAATCGAGTCGGCTCTTGGCGATATCGGCAAAGCAACTTAGCAGCCGCCGCGTCCGACAGATCGTTGCGCAAACGCGACGAGCCGAAGCGACGATCGGACGCCGGTATCGAAACGAACTCCGTCGATTCTTTATCGGTCAAGCGAAACGCGTCGTAAAGATTTGGCTCGACGCCGGCGGATACCTCACGAGTGCGTCGGACGGCGAATATAAAGACGCAGCCTCGCAGCTTATCGGCGCGACGGAAAACGACGCGATCATCGCCGCGACCAGGAAATACGCGCTCGAGATGACGGTCGTAAGTTTGAATCAAGCGGAAGAGCTCTCCGTCGCCGTAACGGGTACTGCGGCCGGCGGACAGATCCTCGCGAATAATCCGATGGCGTTATATCTCGCCGCACAGAGCGCGCAACGCGTCGTCCTCGTTAACGACGCGACCAGGCGAGCCATCGCTCGAACGATCGTTAAAGGGATGTCCGAAGGATTCTCCGCCTACGAAATCGCGCGCGGCTCGACCAGAACCGACGCGCATAAGTTCCGGCCGCTCGATAAGATCGTCGGTCCGCCGTACCTATACCGCAACCGTCCGGACTGTATCGCGAGAACCGAGCTCGCGTTCTCGAATAACGGCGCGGCGCTTCACCGCTACGACGCCGCAGGGATGGCGATGGTCGAGGTAAGCGACGGGCCGGATTGCGGATGGGAATATCACGACGATCCGGATAAGGCGAACCGCACGCTCCGGACGATACAGGCGTCGAACCAATTCCAGATCGCACATCCGAATTGCGTACGAGTCTTTATGCCGAGTCATATGCGGACGCGCCGGCGTCGCGAAGGACCGGCCGCTCCGATCGAGACGTTTATTACGCGATAAATATTGTACAGACTGTAAAGGAAGTCGTATCGTTTCTATATCGATAAGTCGTTTATCGATAAAAAAGAGAGAGCGAATCAACGACATGGCAAACATTCAGAGCTTAAATAAGGTTCGAGAAGCCGAGTATAAGTCCGTCACCAAGCAGCTTCGGACCACGCAGGGGAATGGCCGCACGGTAGCGGAGCAGCATGTGAAAGACTTGGTGAAGCGGGGAGAGTTCGAGGCTACCTTGAAAAGCCTTCGTGAATCGGCGGACATCGCGCACAGCGACATGAAACGTAATATCCGCCGAATAGGCTCGGGCAAGGCGATGTTCATTAATGGCCGATTAGCTAAACGTATGGGTAAAGATCAGGCACGCCTTGCTGAGTACATCAAGGCGGGAAACAAGCACCACTACGACGCGCATTGGCAGGCGCTTGACGACGCGCATTGGGCATATAAGTTCCAAGACGAGGACTTTAACGAGTGGCTGGG